CGTCATCACCGCCAATCTTGATTATAGAGTTAACTGATAACGCTCCTGCATTGGTTACAGTTATAGGATTGTTGTTCGGAGATGCATCGTTAACAGTGGTCGTTGCCGTTGCTGCATAGTCACTAGCTGTCCCTGTAAAGGACAGTTTGGGTTCATCCCCTTGGGCTACCGATAAAGTCATTTCCTCTGCTACAGCGCCCCAGACTGATTCTGACATCACCTCATTCAGTTCACGTACTAAGGTCATTGGGTATTCATTCGTCTGCCCGTGTGTTAACGAGTAGGTTAGCGTGTAAGGACCTGAACCGGTTGACGCCACAGCGCCCATTGCTGAGCTCATCATATAGGTCCAGTCTGGGTTGATTGCTCCTGATGTCTGGTCCGGTATAAGCAGGTGACATTCGCAGCCCCAGGTAACCGTTTTGTTTCCAGTGATTCTTTCAAAGTAATCACGAGTCTGACTTGCATCAGCTCTGTTCTTCCTCTCTTGCTCATAACTCATCGAGCTAGTAAGAACGGTCAGCTGCTTGGGTGCCCTTGCCGCTGTACTTGTACTGTCTGGAAGCGTGAAGGCAGGATAAGTCTGCGTTGATAGTTGCGGCTGAATAATGAATCGTTGATTTCTGCCTAAAGCGTGTTTTTCATTAAGTCCCATTTTGTTTTCCCTCTAGGTACTGTTCACTGTTCTTTGGTACAGTACATCAAATGCCATGACAAGAGTACCAGACCCACCACGATGGTCGTCTGAATCCGCGTTGCCTTCATCGGTTTGTGTTCCTTGCCAGTTTGTTCTAATCGCGTTGCCGTCTCTTGTTGTATCCGCATTGATTACGGCAATGATATCATCTTCTAGTTTTGCAAGTGCCTGTGTTTTAGCTGCGCCTGACCTCGCACTCACATGCCCCACGATTGTTATTGGGAGTCTAACGTGCAGCATATGATTCGGTTTATACTCGACGGAAGATTGACCCACTGGTGCAAATCCGACCCAAGGCATTTGCGCAGCGCCTATATCGCCCCATGACACCAAGGTCCTTGCAACAGTGGTTACATCGGTCTTGTATCCACCCGCTATTGATATCGTGTTTAGTACAGTATCAACGTTATCAAGAATTAGCTGTCTGACCGGTGTGCCCACTTCATTTACTCGCTTTTGTTTGCGCAGCGTCAGCTAGTTCTGCAAGCCTTTCATTGAAAATCCTGGGCCATTCCTTGCTTGACTTCTCCTGCGCTTCTTCAATGTATTTCTTGGGCTTCAGCTTCACTTCTTTTGCCAAATTAAACATCACCTGACCCGTTGAATCCATAAGCACAAGTCCTAGCCTATAAGGAATTGGCGCAATACCCACATGCAGGGCCCCTCTAGGATAGTCACGAGGCCATTTTCCCAGCGGTATATCCCGATTAGGCATTGGTATTGCTAGGTATTTATTGGGACCTCTGCTTGACCTGATTGTACCACCTTCATTTTGAATGCCAGCATAAACAAGGTCCGATAATGCGCCAGCGCTTAAGGTTGAACCTTTCTTGTCTAGCATCTGAGCCTTGAAGGACCTCATTAGATTACCTGTCCCAGGCTTGAATGTTTTTTGTGCAACCCTTTTTATTTCACCTTCTGCGTGCTGGGCGCAGCGAAGCAGCGCAATAGAAATGGCTTTGTCAGCATTCGCTCCTAGCTCGTAAAGGAGGTCATGCATTTTCCTTTCATTGTTTACCTCAAACCCTATCATTAGCAGTCATCTCCTGTCGTGTCTTCTGGACCTGCCTGCGGATTATCAAACTGGCCGATGCCGAATGAAGGCTTTACAAAATCAGAGTCATCTTCAAAGGTCTTCTTTGCTGCTTTAGATAGGCCACCCACAAACATCTCTGACTCTGTAACCATCTCCCTTTCTAGCTTCTTCCTGAGCTCAAGATAATGATTATACGCCTGTGACCTAGAGCTGGTAATCCCAGCAGCATTACGGTCAACATCACGAGCTATCTTTGCGAGGATAGCATCCACGCATTCAATACTCGCAGGGAGCACAGCAGGCTTAGAAGTTAAGACTGCGTTAATTTCTTCATCACTCAGGAGCGGTCTATTTGAGTCAGTATCGCCTATTCTAAACCGGACCTTGTCTTTATTTGTGGCAAGGCTTGTAGAATAAGCAAACGACATCATAAACTCCTAGAGGGAAAAAGATACAGGCTCAGCAATCCCCACGGAAGTGAGGAACATAACAACTGAGCCTGTATTCCCTAGCGCCTAAATGGCGTCATAGAAAAATAGACCGCAAGATGAAGATACAGCTTTTTGGTCCCAATACATTTCAGCCTCGATGCGGTCAGACGCCAATTGGTCCATATAGAAGGACTTGATTAGTGCGCCACCTGCTGCGTCTGCATACGGATTCCACGAAAATGTGTAACCCGCTGTAGGTTGTAATAGTGATGGAGTAGGATTGACATAAGCCAAAAGTCCACTCTGTCCCAGTCCTGCGTCTTCTCCAATTGCGTACTTATATGAAGCAGCGGCACCGGCAGCAGCAGAATTATAAAGCCCATCTGCAACAACAACCTCATCTAGCCCTAGAAGGTTTGCAAGTAGCTGCTGAGTGATAACACCGGTCTGAGTGTATTTGATAGACTCTAGGATTGTGGCGTTGTTCTTTACTACTGCGTAAACATCGCGAGACAGCAGCAACTTATTAGGCCGGTTGCCGGTTGCCTTCTGAATGATGTCGCCCCACGCATCAATTTGAGCAATGATATCTGTAGTTGCTACAGTCCAGTTGGCGAAGTTTACACCACCACCTTGACGGTCTGTACCCCATACACCGGTCTTCATAAAGTCTGTAGCAAATTTGCGGTCTTCATGAATCAGCATCTTCTGTGCCAGGAATTCAACAGCATCGCGTTCTGGGTCAATCGCTGGGTCCGCATTGAACCTTACTTCATCAGCTACGTCCTTGTGCAAGGCATAACGCTGCGCAGTATATGTCGCTGTAGTTAGCGCGTACTCTGACCCGGCTGACTCTGTTCCAGCTGCTCTAATTTGCGCTTCATCTCGCAGAAAGTCTGCTTGACTATATACAAAGTATTTGTCTGACCGATACTGCACTGGCAAGACCGGAAACATTTTGCGTGCTACAAAATTATTTGCGTTCTGAATATAGGCTACACTCATCTGTGATAGTGCAGCATCTACGTGCACCTGATTTACTAATGGATTACTCATTCTTTTTTACCTCTTGTCCTATGCTACTTTACCGTTGGGGCTAAATACCATGGTTCCTAACTCCCCATCGGCACTAGCTGTCTCAATAATAATTCCAAGACGGAATGCAGCGGTGTCGCTGCGTTTGCCTTTTCCGCTTGCCCCGCTTGCAGCGTTGTAGCCTGCGTCAAAGTCAGTGACTCCTGACTTAATTCTGCTTACGCCTGCAATTAAGACCTCAGCAGCCTGTCCTTGCGCAGAAGGTGCGTTCTGTAAAATACCAATTGCATTACCGTCATCACCTGCTAGTTCAACCTGTCCATCGGTATTGATTGAAACAAAACAGTACTGACTTCCAGACAGGTCCGTTGATGCCGGCAGCGTGATGTTTGTTTGGTTTTCTGAATAAGCCATTATTATTTCCCTCTTCTCTCAGCACGGTATTGATTTCGCAGTGCTGGATTTTGCTCCCATACCTTGTTCAAGGCAGCAGCTTTAGTGATTGTTGTATCCTTAGCTAAAAGCTCTGCGGCCATTGATTCCGCTGTCTTCATAGCACTTCCGTTTCCAGTTGTGCCTGCTCCAGATTTTCCAAATTCGGTCATCATTGCTGAATCGTTGCAGATTTCATTTACTGACTTAATCATCTGCTCTGTTTTTTCTGCAAGCGCTGCTGGAAGTCGTTTGTTTATCTCGTGTAAAAACTCACCCAGCTCTTCCGTGCTGAACGTCGGAATATTTGGGAAGCATTCTGCGCGTTTTACAAATGATTCACGCTCCTGCGCTATTTCCATTTTCTGAAGCCTTTTAGTCAGCTTCTCATTTTCAGTTTTTATTGCCTGAAACTTCTTTTGTAGTTTTTTGGTGACTTCTTCTTCTTCAGTCTTTTCGGTCTCTTCTTCTTCAGTCTTTTCAGCCTCTTCTTCATTGTCTTCCATCTTTTCTTCGATAGATTCTTCAGACTTAGCTTCTAATGCCTGCATAATGATAGCTGCGTCATCTTCTGATAATGCAGCCATTACTTCCTCTAGTGTTTTCATGCTTTTCTCTTCCTCTTCATTTTTGTGAAATCTCTTAAACAGAGCAATGGAAACACCCTTGCCTGCTCCTTTGTCAACGAAGGACACTTCATCAACTTTCAAATCCTCTAAATCATTTACTGCCTCAGATTCAGTCATTTACTCTTCCTTTTAGCGCTCCCACCTATACTGAATTCACTATAAATACCTGCCTTGACTTTTTGCCAGACACTGGGGTCTATCACCCTGAACCCAACCCACCAACCAGTTATCCCCTCGGTTATTCCCATCGCAGTTCTTTTTTCAGGGGTTATCATGCACGATTCAACTAGCTCAGCAACTCCTAGCTTGTCATGCATTTCAGCGGATTGCCTGCTGCTTTGAACATATTCATAGGCA